GTATAAAAATATCGGATGAAGTATCAAAACAAAAAGAAAAATTTTCGCAAGAGACGTTATCCCAAACGTAAGCCACTAGCCAAAACTTCAGTATACAAGATAGCAAAGAAAGCCAATTATGATATGATACCAATTAAACGACGTACTTATGACGGTACTGCCGCATTAAATGACTATACAGCACCGCCTGGATTACTTATATCACCTACTCAAATTCCTGCTAATACATATGTAGGTTCAGCAGGAGCAGATGAACTATCACAGAGAAATACTAATCAAATATACTTACAGAGATGTAGTGGAGTATTCAATATACGCCCATTTACCACAATGATTAATCCTCTTCACGTACGCAAAATCTGCGGATGGTGGAAAGGAGTTCCTGTCCAGTCATCTGACGGACCAAATAGCACTAGCGGTTTAACAGCAACAACATTACATAACACATTTGACGATAGACTAGCCAGATATGACCATTCTAATTATAAAATTGTAGAGGATAAATTCTTTACAATATGTCCACACATGATATACGATGCCAATGGATCTGATGACCATACTGGATCTGAACAGATGCGAGCACTATGGAAACCAGTTCTTGTAAAATGCAATTTCAAATTCAATAGAAAATTCCTATACGCCGATGGCAAACAATCAGGACCAGAGGATGAAATCGTCTCTGATGGTTCACAAGTTATGGGATGGAAACCATTTATATTCCTTCAGGTTTTTTCACCTGACCAACAATATACAGCAACTGAGCATGTAGATATAGATTATAAGTTCACTACTTATTTTAAGGACGTTCAGTAAAACAGAGATATGTATAAAAAAAAAATAGAATCTACTTATGAAAACACGCCTGGAGTCTTCGAGACGGCAAAACGAGTCAGGCAGAATGGTGTCCGTTAGGACACGGTACCGCGAGAGGTTTTTCATTTGAAAAATTCACGAGGAGATTTTTATGATTATCTTTTTTGCCAAGCCCTTTATTTAAAAGTGTTCCAAGTGTTCCAAGATTTAAATATATATATATAGAAGGAATTTGTAAGTTATTACAGCGCCAGCGTCTCAAATTCCTAATCTTCATCTGATGGCAACCAAGCATAATCATCTATCAAATATGTTTTAAGTTGGTTATTATATAATGACCATACATTCCACCTGTCTTTTGACATTAAATTAAATGCTGGTAGACTATTAGTAAACACGAATATTCGTGGTCTGTCGAACCTTATTTTTTTAGCAGCGTATCGCTTATCATAAGCGACGCCATTTTTTATGACTTCTATCCCAGAATAGAAATCAGCCAACTTATCTTTTTTCATACCTCTAGGCATATCAAATATATAACATTTCTTAATAGGTCGTGAAGCGACCCATTGGAAGATATCATCCATCATTCTAAACGGTGGTACTTCTTCAGCAACGCCTATATATTCCATATGTTCACTAAACATAGATTTACCGTTATTTCCGTCAATATCGTAAATTAGGTCAATGGCTCTCAAATCAAATTGAACAGCCTTTTCTTTAAGATCAGACATCCAAGGCCTACATCCCCATTCATTAAATAATTTCATCTGTTTAGTTAATGGTGCGTCCCTGCTAGTCCAGGGACCTTCTATTCTTGTAAATTCTTTCGTACAATAATTCCAAAAGTTATCACCGCTAGCACAAGTTTTAGACGTATTCGTAATTGCGTTTTCATGAACTACTAGTTCGTGATTTAAAAGTAATTTAATTAATCCAGATTTCCTAATTTTTTCTTTAAGATTTAATCTGCATTGCCAATGTTCATAATCTGTGGTGTCGCCTCGTTCCAATTGAATGACCCACACTTTACAAAATGAAATGAAAAAAGAAATTATAGCAGCCTTATCAGGGTTGCGTTTTTTTGAAAAAGTAATATCATATACAAAGCAAGGATTGCTCATATATACTCTATAACATAATATATCTATAAGTAGTTTTCGCAATTTTTAATTGGGTTGCGTTTTTTTTCTATAGTTATGTATAAAAATATCGGATGAAGTATCAAAACAAAAAGAAAAATTTTCGCAAGAGACGTTATCCCAAACGTAAGCCACTAGCCAAAACTTCAGTATACAAGATAGCAAAGAAAGCCAATTATGAT